AACAATTCAACGGGACAGCAGGCCAGCCAGCAGACGAAGACCGACAATCAGGGCAACAAGTCCATCGAGGTCATGGTCGGCGACATGGCGGCACAGCAGATGATGAAGACCGGAACTGCATTGAACAAGGCCGCAAGGTCGTTCAGCGGCGTCAGCCAGCAGGTGACGAGGAGGTAGCATGGCGTACAGATGGCCTACGGCAAGCGCACAGTCTACCGACATGGCGTACAAGTTTCCGCAGTATCCTCTTAGGAGCGGATACAAACGCACTGTGCCGAACAACCTGATCCGTTCAAGCATGGATACGGGGCCAGACAAGGTACGCAAGCGCGGACGGGGAAAGCCGCATGTGGTGACGGCTACTTACGTTATGACTTCGGGCCATTTATGGGTTTTTGAGCAGTTCGTTCATAACAGTCTCGCCGAGGGGGCTATTGCTTTCAAGTGGCCTGATCCCGAACGAGCCGTCGCCGGATCAGCCGACAAGTTCGTCAGAGCGCGGCTAAAAGCGACAAACGACGGCCTTTTCGACGTGCAGCCCTATCAGGACACAAAGCTCTGGCAAGTTACGCTAACGCTTGAGATTTGGCCCGATGTTAAAGCGTAGGAGTCTGCATGCCTCTTTCCGCATCCACTAAACATGACATTCTCAGGCAGGAGTGTGCCAATACCGACATCGTCCTGCTGACAATCAGCCATTCGTCTTGGAGCAAAGCCATTCGGCTGTCCACCCACGCCACCCAGCATCTCGGAGATGACAAGGAGACTCATGTTCCGCTTTACGGAACGAAGAGCAGAGGGAAGAAGTTCTGGTACGTCCCGATACAGGCCACCATTCCAAATTCAACGGATGAACAGGCGCCGGAAGGCAAGTTCATCATCTCCAACATAACCCGCGAGGTTGCGCCCTACCTCAAGATGGTGGATCGGGAATACCCGAAAATCACCATCGAGGTGGTCAATTCGGCTACGCCGGACGTGGTGGACATGTCGTTCCCGTCTCTTGATCTCCAGACAGCTACATGGAATGCGGATACGGTGGAGGTCACCGTCAAGAGCGACATCGCGGCGACAGAGCCTTCTCCGTGGCTCCGGTTTTCCGTTGCGTATTTTCCCAACATGCAGGCATAGAGCATGGATACTTCGAGATATATCGGCATCCCGTTCCGCGACGGCGGGCGGGATTTCTCCGGCCTCGACTGCTGGGGGCTTGTCCGCCTCGTCTGGCGGGAGGAGAAAGGCGTCGTCATGCCCGACATGGGCGACGAGTACTCCTCGGCCTTTGAGCGCGGAGACGTCGGCCCCCTGTTCGACAAGTACACGTCTCAGAACTGGAACATAAGCGTTGCAGGCATGAAGCGACGTCCGCTGGATGTTCTTGTGTTCCGTTTCGGACGCCTTGAGCTTCATGCCGGACTGTGGGTTGCCCCGAACGAGATGCTCCATGTGATGCAGGGGATGGAGACGTGCATTGAACGCTACGATCAGGCGAAGTGGGCGAAGAGACTGAGCCGGATTCTCCGGCCCGTGGAGGAACGCTGTGGCCGCCGCTAAAAAAGATCTTGTAAACGTCATGGGCCGCCGCTGGGATACCAGCAGGCCGAACTTCTTCCATGCACCTACGGGGCTGTCGCTCGAAGACCTCGTCGTGAAAAGCCTGAAGAAGGCTTACGATGACCGCGTCTACAAGAAATCTGAGTACCTTGAGCTAGTTAGATATGCGCGGGTGCGGTGGAACGGACGCGAGATAGACCGCAAATACTGGAAGGAGATCTTCCCCGAAAAGAGCGACCGCATCGAAGTCCTTCACGGCGTCCGTGGCGGTGGAGGCGGCGGGGGCAAGAACCCAATTGCCACGGTGCTGTCGGTTATCGTCGTTGCCATCGCAGCTGCGCTGACATGGTGGGCTGGCGGGCAGGGAGCTACCGCCGTCATCATGGGCATGAGCGCCGCGCACTTCTCAATGGCGGTCGGCCTTGTCGCCGCAGGCATGCTGATGGCGATCAATATGCTTTTTCCTGCCAAACCGCCAAAGATGCCCGGTCTCGAAGAGGCAAGCTCGGAGAAGTCGAGCCAGACATACAGCATTGGCGGCGGCAGGAACGCCCATAACGTCAACGGATATGTCCCGCTGATTCTTGGACGCCACCGCGTCACGCCTCCGCTCGGCGCGAAAAGCTGGACGAGCTGGAGGGGTGGCAAGCAGTATTTCAACATGCTGGTCGTCTGGGGGCATCCCGACATTACCGTATCGGACTTCCGCATCGGCGAGACGGCTCTCTCCAAATTTACTGGCGTAGATCATTGCTTCCACCAGTCCACTACTGGCAAAGGATTGAAATACTTTGGCAAGCAGTACAACGAAAACTCCGTCGGCGCCGAGCTGAAGCAGAAGAACGGCTGGGTGCAGCGCACCGTCGGCGAGGCCAACGAGCTTTCGGTGGACATTACCTTCCCAGCCGGACTCTGCACGATCAACAAGACGGACGGCAAGCGCAAAGTCAGGGAAGTGGAGCTGGAGATTGAATATAAGCCTACCTCCGGCGGCAAATGGACTGGCTTCAACATCACCAAGGATGTGGCGTTCGACGCCTCTTCCGACGGCAGGTGGAACAGCAATCCTACCATCTGCTGGACAAAGGAGGAAGTTGAAGGAGGCTTCTCCGTTTTCTACAAAGGCGGCAAGCTTTATGCCGTCAAGCGCGGAGAAACCGTTTCCGGCGGCATCAGCCTTCACCCTCAGCAAAGTGGGATGCAGGAAGTCCACGGCTGCCAGATGTCCTACGAGCAGACCAGCAAGGACTTCGAGATTACGGTTCAACCCGGCACATTCAAGATTAACGGCAAGGTCTACGCCGTCGGCGGCGCAAAGGCGAAAATAACAAAAGAGTGGGTTTACGACTACGATCCTGAAGGCTACTCTTCAAGCTATTTGAAGACCACATATTTCTCCGGCGGCAAGGCTGTTGTGCTGAAGATGGATTCGCCGTTTGTGGTCGGCGTAAACACCAAGGGGAAACTCGTCAAGAGTGCTGGTGCCAAGCAGCTGTGGCCTACAAAGTCTTCCGGCGTTTCCGGCGGCGACTGTACGTTCTCAAAATGGAACGAATCCTATTCGTCCTACAACTACAACGACACCGATGAATGGGGAAGTCCGCGTTCGAGTACGTATGTCAATACATATCGAGGCATCAAGTGTTCAGTTACATCCGGCACGGCGGCTCTTCCTGCAAAGACTACCGCCGTTGTCAGAGGCACTAAGCAGGAACAGGTGGTGCGAAGCTGGATTACTTCCAATCTGCCATTGAAGAGCTACGATGTCCGCATTCGGCGCAAGACGAAGGACACCACAGACAGCTACATCATCGATGGATGCGAGTGGACGAATATGCGGGCCATTATTGACAAGCCCGTGTTTGAGACTCCCATCCCTATCTGCGTATCCGAACTCCACATACAGGCATCCGAGCAGCTGAACGGCTATGTTACAGAATTCAACGGCATCTGCCACAGCCACATCCCCGACTGGGTTCCCGCCCATAAGGTGAAGATTCCTATGGCTGAATGGCGCGGCGGCAAGCTTGTTGACATTTCGAGAACGATAAGCGTTCCGGGCCAGTGGACAGTGAGGGATACATCCAACCCTGCTTCCATTATGCGGTATCTGCTGACGTCCAAGCATAGCCTCATCAAACCGTTCCCCGTCTCCAGACTCAACAATGCGTCTTTTGTAGCCCTGTGGAAGTGGTGCAAAAGCAATGACTTCCGGTTCGACTACGTCTGCGATTCCGAAGAGAATCTGTGGTCTCGCCTTGTTTCCGTCCTCGCACCCGCTCTTGCCGCACCGACTACGGACGTGGACGGCCTTTGGGGCGCTATCTACGACGATCCCAATAAAACCGTCCGGCAGCTTTTCACGCCGAGGAATTCGTGGGGAATGCAGATTGAGCGCGGCTTTGCCCATCTGCCTGATGCTCTGCGTGTTTCGTATGTAGACGAGGATGATGACTGGGTTACAAAGGAAGGCTTCATCTACAACGATGGCTACGGCAAAGAGCAGAAAACTGACAAGAAAGGCAAAGTTGTCCAGAAGAAAGCCAACGACGTGGTGCAGTGGGAATTCCCCGGCGTCACCGACTGGAAGCGCATCCACAAGCTGGGGCGCTACCATATGGCGCAGCTGCTCCACCGTCAGATGAACGTGACCATCAATACCGACTGGGAATGGCTAGCAGTCCACAGAGGTGATCTTGTCGGCTTGGCCTCCGATGTTCTGATGAACACTTTCGGAACCGCCCGCATCATGCGGCTGGTGTACCGCACGAACAACAGGCTCATCGATGAATCCACCTCTGCATATATCCCTGAAGACTCCGCTCTGCTGGTGGACAACAATACCCAGCTTGAATATATAGGCCCCGGCGAAGGCAAGCCCGGAGGCACGGCAAGGCTTGTCGGCATTCAGATAGACGACACGGTCTACTACACCGAACCGAAGCCAGCCCGTTACGGCATCGCTATCAGGAATGCCGCAGGCGTGGTCAATACGTGCGAGATCAAGCCGCAGTACGGCGAAGAAAGCGACACCCTTTGGTTCGTCAATCTGCACACGGCGGAAAAAATAAAGCCCAAGTGCGGCGACCTTGTCTCCGTTTCCCTGCTTCACCAGTGGTACGAAGAATACCTCGTCTCTTCCATCACCCCCGGCGACAACATGTCGGCGCAGCTGACTCTTGTCCCCTTTAAGACTAAGGAAATCATGAAGGCGGCGAACGGGAAGATCCCCGCCTACGAGGCTCCGGTCATTCTCGATCAGGTCAAGGGCGCTGAGAGGCTTCCTGCTCCCGTCCTCAGGTCGAAGGGCATCGTTTCCGACGAGGCGGCGGCTACAGTTACGGCCTCCGGCGCAGTCATCGTCGGCATTGCGGCCGCGTACACCATTCCGGCGTCCAGCGAGAATACGGGCCAGTTCACGGCGCAGCTTCTCTGCACGTCGAAGAGCGACGGCAAGGAGATCTCCGGCACCGCGCCAGTGGCAAACCTGCGCGTTGTCGCCAACCACGCCGAAGTCGGCGAGACGTACTACTGCAAGGTGAGGATCAGCGATCCCGCCACGGGGCGCACTTCGCCGTGGAGCGACATCGTTGAACATAAGGTCGTTGGCCTCGTCCTGCCTCCTCCGGCTCCAACGGGCGTCAAGGCCGTCTGCGACTATCCCAGAGGCGTGGTCGTGTCTTGGGATGCAGTCAAGGTGCCGGATCTTAAAAGCTACGAAGTCAGCGGCGCGGTCGGCACGACCGTAACTGGCATTACCGCCAGAAAGCATGTCCATGTTCCCAGATACCAGACAGGCTCCCTTACCTTCCACGTCTGGGCGCGGGACACCACAGACCATCTGAGCAAAACGTCCGGCACCGCCTCCGTGTCCATTGATGGCCCAAGCACTCCTACGATCCGCTCTGCAAGGCTGGAAAACGACGGCATTGTGGTGATGTACGGCAAGAGCGTCATAAGGAACGGGGTTGAGGTTTGGGAATCCTGCGATGGAACTTGGCCCGTCGTTGAATACTCCTTCTGGTGCCGCAACGGTGCCAGCAGTAAAAAATCTTTTGCCACTTCAAATGGAGAAAGCTTCAGAGTCGTGCTTGAAGTCCCGTCTGACATCGACAAAGACCACTATATTCAATGCCGCTGCCGCGACTACTTCAGCAATGCAAGCTCGTTCTCCGAAAAAAAGAATGTTGAAATAATTCCTCCATTGACTCCAAACGTCACCGTCGGCGCAACTGAAGACGGCATGGTCGCCGTTAAATGGACTGACTGCCGGACGGTCACAGACATCGACAAATACGTGCTTTCCGGCGCGGTAAACAGCGCGACGAAAGGACTGTCCCTCGTTCTTAACTTCAGCAAGGACAGCATTGTCTGGACAAAGGTGGACATCAACGGAGACTCCAATCCTGAAGGCAAGTACCGCAAGGGCGCAATATCAGAGTTCGTCTACGCAGTAGACAAGTGGGGCATTGCAGGCGCCCGCGCCGGAGGAACCTTCGTCATATGGCCTCCCTACAATCCAGATCTCCGCATCGAAGTCGGGCAGGAAGGGCTGAAGCTGTCATGGCAGGACTGCAAGCGCACGTTCCGAATCGCCAAGTACATCGTCGTTGACGAAAACATGCTCGATGACAGCGGACATCGCCTAACCTATGAAACGACGGCGACCAACCAGACGCTGAAGCCGAGACCCGCTGGGCAGTACCGCATGACCGTGACGGCGGTTGACGCCATCGGCGTGGAGTCGGCGTCCATGATGGTTGACGCCTATTTTCTCCCCGGCGTGGGCCACGACTTCAGCATGGCGGCCAAGCTGGAAGGCTCCGACGTTGTGCTGACGTGGAACACCCCCGACTCCTCATGGCCCATCGACCACTACGTAGTCTACAATTCGCAGGATCTGGTGATGGGCAAGGCCAAGGCGAACTTCTACCGCTTCCCTGCCCCCGGCGCTGGCGCTGGAGCTTTTGGTCGCTACCAATACTCCGTGAACGCCTTCGACGTCGCTGGCAACTTCGGCGAGACCGAGTTCTGCCAGATAGACATCTACAGGCCAGTGGCCCCGCAGTTCCCTTCCACCGCCGACCTGCCTGCCGTCCAGATCGAGGGCAGCGGCGTAACCGTCAGATGGACGACTGGCATGCCCGCCGAAGGTATGAATACACTCCCTGTCGCGGCGTGGGACGTGGTGCGCCAGTGGACTGAAAACGGCGTGGTGCAGGAGCAGGACTACGGACGCATCGACGCCAACACGATAACAGTGCCTGCATTCAAGTCGTGCGAATGCGAGTTCATGGTTCGCGCCGTGGACACTTCAGGCACGACGGGCGCGTGGGGATGGGTGCCGTTCAGCGTCGTCAATCCCGGCAAGGTCGCAATCTCCAACGTCTCCACCGTCCACAACAACGTGCTGCTCTTCTGGACAGTCCCCGACAAGATCTACTTCCCCATCGACTACTACTCCTTCGAGGAGATCGAGACATGGAGCGACGGCAGCGAACACGGCATGGAAATAGGCCATATCGACGCTCTCTTCGCTTCAACCTTTGAGGTCAAGGCAGGCGTCTACAAGTACGGCATCACCCCCGTGGACGTAGCTGGAAACAGGGGCGAGCGCACCGTCGTTTCCGCAACCGTGGAGCAGCCTCCCGCCTATGTATTGTACTACAACTGGCCCAGCCTGTTCTCCGGCGACAACAACTTCGGAGATCGGACTCTCCAGACTGGCAAGTACAGCCCTGAAGCTGGAAGGAAGGACTTCGTCCTCGACGGGCAGGGTTCCATGATTGGCCCGTTCAAGGAAGGCGAAACGTGGAACGAGAACATCCTTCAGTCGTCCATCTATACCGGAGAGACGATTGAAACATGGCAGGATAAGGACGATGCCGGATTAAGATACTACCTGTCCCCCGCTGGCGGCCTCAAGATCGCCCGCTGGGACGGCGCTCTCTGGGGCCGCCTCTGCTATCAGGATGTCGGCGAAGACAAGACGAACTTCTTCCCCTCCAAGGAGTGGGCATGGCACTACAACGGCGAAGGACTGGAGTCGAGGCTCTACGCTCTGCGCGACTTCCCCGACGTCTTTAAGAACGCCGACGGCGAGTTCGAGTTCCTGCTTTTCGAGAGCGATTCAACCGGGCCTTTGTCAGGCAACGGAAGCAGATATGTCCGCTGGAAGCAGACGGACAACCCTGCCACGACCTACTATGGGAATGTATCTGGAGCGACTGGATCGGATGCCGTAGAAGGCTTTGACCTTGTGAGCATGGTAGGTACATCGTTTAGTTTTGGCGGCCTTGCATTGTCATCTGCGGGCAACGCCCTCATGGATGGCAACCCGAAGCATAGCAACTGGAATGGCGCAGTGGCAACCACGACTGTCTATCAGAACGGCTTACCCGTCATTGGCGGCTCCAGCCGCTACGGACAGCTTTGGGTTCGCCTGCCCGACAACGATTCTTCCAAATATGGGTGTGCCGAGCTTGTCGAAGTCATCGACGTAGGCGAAGAGATACCGTCCACCACCATTCGAGTCGCCATCGACAGCAGGACGCTTGCTGGCGATCCCAGCTTTTCCTGCAAGATCGAAACGTCTCTCGACGGAACGGCATGGACTGTCCTGTCTGAAAACTCACTTAGCATTGCGGCGACCAACTTCCGGTATGTGCGCTACACGGTTGGCGTGACGGGAGGCGTTGTCGCTGTTGCAAGCATCAACTACCGTCTAGAGATCATAGAGATGAACGACTCTGGAAGCTGCACAATACAAAAGGAAGACGTTCTGGATGAACATGGAGATGTCCTCATTTATGCCAATGGAGACGCAGAACATGAATGGACATCCATGCAGGATACGCCTATGCTAACTGGGCAATGGATCAGCTTCAATAAGTCGTTCATGGACATAACATCTCTTGCCCGTCCAAATGTCATAGCCGTCTACGATGGAAACGACGAACCGCAGTTTGGGGCTGACGCCATTGTTGGATATACAGCCTACACTGTTTTTGAAGACTTGCCGCATCCTGAAGGATTTAGATGCTTCGTTCTAGACGCAAACGGGAACAGAGCGAAAGCGATTGTCCACTGGGAAGTCTTCGGCGTATAGCCGGGGAGAGGAGAGAAAAATGCCGTCTTGGAACATTCCTCAATTAACGAACAAAATCATCGATGACATTCCTGCGCTAAAAGCAGTCATCACTGCTCTGTTCCGGCTTACAGACAAGGACGAATCAGGGACGCCCATCGGCGACACGTCTTTGCCGAACGGCGCAAAGCGCATCGAGACGACGTATTCAGGTAGCGCCGTAAAAGGCCAGCAGATACAGGCTTACAATACGGAAACGAGTACTTGGTCGTCAGTCGGCAAGCTCGACCACAGCGTAGAGCAGGTAGACGGCTACGATGCTTCTGCCTCGGTGGCGGCGAACACCATCCCTGTCAGGGACGCCGACAGCGACCTTACTGGCAACCTGAAGGGCAACGCCGCCTCGGCGACGAAACTCTACACGGCGCGGCACATCAGCGTCTCCGGCGCGGCGACGGGCCAGACGCAGACCGCCTTCGACGGCACAGGCAATGCCAACATCGCGCTGTCCTCGCTGGACGTCTCCAAAGCTTCCGGCACCGCTGGCGTTGACGTCCTCGCCAAGGACTACGGCGGCACGGGCAACGGCTCCGGCTGGGCCAGCGACGTCATCCTCGAAGACTACTCGACGCAGGCTACGACCGTTACCGCCGATCAGGTGGGACAGATCGGCGGGTGCGCCGCGAAGAATGCAGTGGACTGCGACACGCTGACAATGGCAGGCAACTACCTTTGCACAGGCTGCACCACCGCCCTGCACTACCCCTCCACGGCTGACCATGTCGTAGGCGTGAAGGACGCGGACGGCAGCTGGATTATACAGATGGCGTGGCAGGCCGACGGCACCGCCGTATTTCGCAGACAGTCCTCCGACGGAGGCTCTTCGTGGAGCGGATGGGTGCTGGAGAGCAAAAACGTCCCCGCTGCCGTTCATATCTATGCCGCGTCTGACGGAAGCGATGCACATACTGGTCTCTCTGCCGACGATCCTGTACTGACGGTGGCGAGAGCGTTGGAGATTGCAAAGGGAATACGGAGTACTACAGGCAATATATGTCTGCATTTTGGCCCCGGCGAGTGGGGGACAGTCTACATTGACCTCGGAGCATACAACTGTCACGGAATTATAATTACAAATTATCCAAATTCGCAGAAAACAACAGTCGCAGACTTCAACACATTGACAGACGCTTCTTCGACTGGAAACCAGCCGCCTCATTTTGACGCTATTACTTTTTATGGGGGCTTTTCATGTTTAGGAAATATAAGTTCAGACACTATAAGTTTATATAATACATATCATACAACGGCAAATGCAATATCATTTTGTCGATGCATTGTACTAAAATCATGGGCTCAGATAAGCGCCCATACAGTACGAGCAAAAAGCGGCCTTACAGACTATGTGTTTTGGATTGAACAGTCGTTTTTGTATATACCTAATACAGCTAATTCATTTGCGAACAATCCAACAAATGCAGGTTTTATTTGCAATGATATTGGTTCGTTAATAAAAATAGATTCATCTGCGACATGGACTGGCACTTTTGCAGGCAAAAAATTTTATTCAAATGTCCTCATGAAAACCGTAGGGATGCTTCCAACGGCATATCCCGGCAGTGTGGCAGGTTCAGGCTCGTGGACATCTAATGGTATAACTGTTCTGGAAGGCAACAACAACATGTTGAAGCTGAAGTCAACCGCTGTAACATTAGGCACGCCTCCTTCAAGTGGAACACTTTGGAGTTATATTGAATTTGTTGACAAATCTTACACTCGTCTCGGTTGGATTGGACATAGGCAAGTATCAACTGGCGATGTTTTAATGCAGATGACTGCAAGGAAAAAGGACAATTCAGCAGAACATTCTATTGGTGTTGGCTACGATGCAAACGGAAACTGGTATACATATGCAACAACCCCAGCAAACAACGATCATTCAACAAAAATCGCTACAACTGCCTACATAAGCAACTGCGTCATTCCTACTGGTTCTGTCATGCTTTTTAGACATAAAGATGGCAACCTTTCTACACCAAGCGCACCTACTGGATGGAAACTGGCTACATACGGGCCTGCTGAACATGATGGCGTTGTTCGCATAGTTGATCCAAATCAGAGCTTTACTTTACAGCATGGACTAGTATCATTTTCAAACTGTTTAGCATCTAGATCATATGCCACAGATTCAAAAACTACTGGCCTGACGGTAAACAACGGCACGGGCGGCGGCACAGTCGGCGACAAGACGCTCTCTGTTGCCATGCTGGCAAAGCATCACCATAAGCTGTACAACAAGAAGGGGGCTGCAGGCTCAACATCTCATACATACTATTCACTTAGTTCTGCATCTGGAAAATACGATTTAGCTGATGCAAACTCTGGAGACACTGGTTCAACAAGCGCACACAACCATAGTTTTACTGGATCATCACACGGTCACGGCGTAACAGATCCCGGTCATACGCATTCAGTTAATCTTAAAGTAAGGTTTTCCATAGTTATAGCCTGCGAGAAGCTGTAGGAGGACAACGTGGCAGGATGCCCCTTGAGGAACTTTGAGGAATGCCCGCAGCACAGCAAGAAAGGCGGGTGCGAGTGGTGGCTTTCGTACACTACTAATTCTGGACTGACAGATGCAAGAGTGGATGGATGCGCCATTGTTGTCCAGCCCATGCTGATGGTTGAGAACGCCAACGTGCTGGGCCAGATGGGGAACCGCGTCTATCAGGTGGCGGCGGAAGTTTCTGCTGGACGTGCTGAAAGCGTGAAGGAGGGAGACGCCCTCCGAAAGCAGCTTCTCCATCTCGCGTCTGGAGGCAAGACGCTTATCGTGCCAGATCATAATACTACGCTTCCCCCTGCAGCCAAGCCGAACGAACTGGAGGATCACAGTGAAAAATAGAGTTGTTGCCGTCGCTGAAGACAAGACAATCACCGTTGACGGCTACGCCGTCTGGTTCAAGGACGGCTTCCGGCTTGCACCGGGCCACAGGCGTCTCTGGGCGCTTCAATGGAATGGCAGGAACGGACACCTTGAACTACAGAATCCGACCGAAAACGTAGACTTCGACTCTTCAGGATACGGCGTCAACGTAGCCTTCTATGTCAGGCAGTGGGAGGAAGAGAAGGCGCGTCAGGAAGCCGAGGCCGAAGCCGAATGGAACAGCCCTGAGAGCGTTGAGGAACGGGCGCGGGAGGAACGGAACGGACTGCTTGCCGAAACGGACTACATCCTGATGCCCGACTACCCGGTTTCTGTGGAGCTGCGGGAAGCGTGGACGGCATACCGTCAGGCGCTCCGCGATCTTCCGAAGCAGGAAGGCTGGCCCATGAATATCGTCTGGCCTGAAAAGCCGGAATAGGAGGTAGACAGCCATGCCAACGCTGACGGTGACGCGAAACAGCAACGTCCAGAAGCTGTATTCGACGAACGCAAACAAGAACATCAAGCTCGGCTCCCTATCTCTGGAAGAGGGGAAAACGAGATACAAGGACATCAACGACCTCTTCCGCAAGCTGATGGCGGACATCCGGCAGGACTCCAACGAAATCCGTTCAGGGATGTCCTCCACGGTCGCCAACATTGATTCGGCAATCAATACGGCGGCGCAGGCAAAAGCCGCCGCAGACGATGCGAAAGGCTATGTCGGAAGCTTCTCGTCCCGCATAGCAGGCGCAGAGGGAAGCATACAGGAAGTGACTTCCCGAATTAACTCAAACACCACCGCTGTAAACAATGCAATGGAAACGGCTGCAGACGCCGCAGCCGATGCACAGACGGCTCTAACTACCGCCGCAAACAACGCCGCCGAGATCATCCTGCTGAAAAGCAGCGTCGGCTCTCTGCAAAGCGCAGCTGCGGAGAACTCAGGCTACTCTCTGGTGGATGGCGAGACGGTGGAGTACAGGAACGGCGATCTAACCGTCAAGGATATCGCCGTTGAAGGCGATCTGACAGACCTTGCTTCAGCGAGGGGACAGATTGGGCGCACAGGCATGTACACGTCCGCCCTTGATACGCTTTTGACGGACGGCTGGTACGCCATTGGGGGAGAGGATCTTTCCGGCGCACCTGAAGGCTTCGTCCAGGGTGTGTGCAGGACGGCGTCGGGGTATGCCGAAGGGACGTGCGTCCAGACTCTTTGGAGCGTGGAGAGCGAGGGTGAGCCTAGAACATGGGTGCGCTCCACTAGCGACTCCGGCCTCAACTGGACGGATTGGCGGGAACTTCTGGCCGCCGCTGCTCTCAGCACGGACTTTGTCATTGAGGATGGCGTCCTTCATGTAGTCTTCCCCGACGTACTTCCTGAAATGCCCGACAACGGCGAGAGCCTTGTCCTTTCGGCTGGCGGCGAGTGGGTGGAGCGCGTGTCGGCTGAAGACCTTGCCGCCGTGCAGGACAGCGTTGATGCCGTAGCCGAAAGCGTCGCCACGCTGGAGACGTCTCTGGATGCGCTGAACGAGGCTGTCGGGGCCGAGCCGGACGGCGAGACGGTCGTCGTGATCGACGGGCAGTATTCAGTCCCCGTGTACACTGGAGCCGCCGAGGAGGACAGCGGCATAGCAGGACTCGTCCCTCCGGCTGATCCTGAAGACGCCGGGAAATACCTGCGCGGAGACGGCACGTGGGGAGAGCCTGCGTTCGATCTGTCCGCCTATGTCGGTGCCACGGACGAAGAAGACGGCACAGCAGGACTTGTTCCCGCCGCAGAGATGGACGAGCGGGAACTCTTTCTGCGCGGAGACGGCTCATGGGGCGATCCATGCGAGGCGCTGGCGGAACGGGTGTCTGTACTGGAAGATGCTGACCCGGCGCAGTACGGCGACCGTATTTCCAGCCTAGAGTACAGTCTTGCCAACGAAGGCGAGGCTGTGTCTGACATAGACGCCATTTTCTGGCCTCCGGCTGCGCCTGAGGAAGAAGAGGAAGAGCAGGGAGGAGGCGAGTAATGGCAGTCAGCACTGAAAATCTGGCGAGGTTCTACGACAACTTCGCGATGGTCATGGCGATAGAGCCTAAGACGCTCATCGTCCACGGCCTTGAGGTGGCGGTGGAGCGGAACGCGGCCGGAACCGACATCAACACAGCCGCTTCGGCGTGGGTGACGAAAGGCTACCTGACGCAGGCCGATGCAGACGCCATAGCCGCGCTGGTGACGGCGAGAGACACCCCCGCCGGAAGAGCCTGAACCCGAAGAACCTGAACCGACTGAACCTACTGAAGGTGGTGAATAATGGCAGAAGAGACAGTGAAGCTGACGGCTGACGCCGTCTGGCAGGACGGGACGCCCTTCGCGGGCTATCTGGAAGTGACGCTTCAGGGCGCAGGCACGACCGCCAATTCTCTGGTCGCGCCGAAGAAGGCGCAGGAGATCGCCTTCGTGGAAGGCAGGGCCGAGATTGATTTGGTGCCGTCTTCGGCCCTCAAGGGGGCCAAGTACCGCATACGGGTCATGACCACTTCAATCGAAGGAAACTACAAGAGCAAGACCGCCATTTTGGACGAGACGGTCGAGATCCCCGACGCCGACTGCGCCCTGCACGACATAATTGACGCGGGTGGACAGGAAGAGCCTCCTGCGGCAGATGATGAAGAGCTGCCTTAAACCGCAGCGTTCGTTTCTGGCTGGGCCGTCCATCTGTCGGGACGGCCTTTTTTTTGGGCAAAAAAAAAGGAACCCCGCACACGCCGTGGTCGGCGTCGCGGGGGAAAATGAAATCTGTTTTCACCGGATGTGGTGCAGAATTGGTGCAGCCTGCTCGCAACTGCTTGAAATCCTTGAAATGCTTACGCTGGAGGGGCCAAAGTGATTTTCATGCTTAACATATTGATTTAATTGAACTTTTTTCTCCATTTTCGCACCACGCCGCACCCATTTTCCTGCTGGCATTCCGTTGCGCGGAAGGCATTGCGTGGGCATACACATTGAGGGTTATGGCAGGAGACGAATGGCCCAGATTCGCCGCGACAGCCGCGACGTCGGCTCCAGCTGCCAGCATGAGCGTGGCGGCCAGATGCCGCATGGCGTAGGGCGGGATGGCGACTCCGGCCCGCTTGCAGTAGCGCCTCCATGTCGCCTTGTAGTTCTTCACCTGCCTGCCGTACCTGTTTCGGCAGACAAACCCTTCCCTGCCGTCCTCGTCCGCATTGAAGCGGGCGCGGGCTTCGTCCATGTACTCATCAATCGGATACACGGTTTTCGGGCGGCCGACCTTTCCCATGTAAACGGTAACTGCGCCGTGAGGCCAGTCAAACGCCTTCCACTGGAGGTCGAAAAGCTCCACGTTGCCGGGGCGCAGGCAAAGAGCCATAGCCGTCCGGCACCACCACTGCATCCAGTCGGGAAGGATGGCGTAGAGCTTCTGGAAGTCCTCAAGGCTTCCGTCGCGGTGCTTCTTCCGATGGCGCAGAGGCGAGAAGCTCTGCCACGGATCCGCAGGAATCAGCCCTTCGCTTGCCGCATATCGGAACGAGGCGTGAAGCATGCCGATGTAGTTGTTGATGGTTCCGTTGCAGCTTCCGCGTGCGCGGAGGTTGTCGCGCACGTCGTTGAAGTCGCGCCGAGTAAGTTCGTCAACAAACTTGTCGGCAATGCATTCGGCACATCCAACGCTCCGTGTCCCGTTCTTGCCGACAGCGCCTGCAACGCTCCATGAATACATACGCTTTGTGCCGTCTGAAAGCCAGTCGTGATCCTTCAGATACAGCGTCACGGCCTCAAACACCGTCAGCCGCGAACCTTCTCGGCTGTCAACATAGAGTTCATCTTCAAAACTTCTTGCATCATTTTCCTCCTTGAATGTTTTCTGAATCCTTTTCCCTGTTGAATCCTTGTACTTGACGACCCAGCGGCCGTCGCTTCTTTGGAACACGCTCATGGAGTAGACCTCCTAGAGCAGACTGCATCCAAGATTCTGCGCTTCTGGTCTACAGTGCTCCGGCGATGCGGGTCAAGCCTGCTGGCGTCCAGCTCCAGCACGATACGCATGCGCCGCTTAAGATCAGAAATAGCCGACTCATGGTCGGCTATCTCCTTTACGATATCGCGCAGCTCAAGAATCTTCTCGCTGGCGTCCATCTAATTTTGCCTCCCAGTCTCTGGCTACGATGTTCAGCCAGTTGCGGTACTCCTCAATAGCATCCATCACGAACGACATGCTTAAGAAAAAGTAGTGTTCCCTGTCCGGTTCCGTCTCCCAGTCGGGATAGAGACTCTTGTAGATCTTCTCCCATCTGCCTGTTTTCTCAAACTTGTTGGGGAAGTTTTTGGCCTCTGCCCTCATCTCCTCGATGCACTTCCGCGCCTCAGACACAATGTCAGGATTCATCCTGCTCATTCTTCGTCTCCTCCACCGGAGGCAGGCCGAAGAAGCTCCTGTGTCTCGTCAGGAACTCCTCCAGCAGCCTGCACTCCTCCTTCGTCAGCCAAAATTTATCTTGGTCGCTATGTGCGAAGACAAACAGGTTGCCAACGATGGTTCTAATCTTGTTGTTCTTCAGAAACGTCTTGGTCACGCTGGCGTCTCCATGCCTGCCACGCAACGAATTCCGTGATCAGATATGCTTCTCGTTTCGTGAGCCAGATCTTTTCATCATCGGCAACCTTTTCATTCCTGCCGAAGTCGTACATGCCCATCAGGGTGTCGGCAAGATGGTCGCGGTCTTTCTGCGTCGGCTCAATCATCCCGTTCCTCCAGATGCGCCAGCACACGTGTCCTCACGGCATGCATGGCCTCGTCCGCATTCTCGATGGCAGAGCAGATCCAGTCAGGCTCCTCCCACTCCAGATGCTCCCGCCCGTCGCGGATGGCTATCTGCATCGTTTCTATGGCGTTCCTGAGGTCTACGACGGCTTCGCCGAGAGTGACGATAAGCTCCTGTCTAGTCATTGGCCTTTTCCATGTCCTTTATGTCTACGGTGTAAAACTTCAAGTCGCCTTCGTTTGACGGGTCGCGGAATGCAAGCTGGAACTGCGAGGGATATCTGGCTTCCATGACAACGCCCTCCATCTCGCCGAAGAAGC